GGAATACTTCACATTTGACCGCTACACGGTAGACACGATCTACAGAGAAGGCCTCGCTGCAGCAGTCGCAGCAGACACAGAGACCTGGATCCAGAACGCCAAGGAGGCGGAAGCATCCGGAGAACAGCCATCAGAGCTGGAAATCCTGACGAAGACCGTCACAAAGCAGCAGGCTCAGATCGAGTCGATCAACCAGAGCGTCGACGACATCACGCTCGCGATTCTTGGAGGTGAGTAAAATGTATGAAAGACTGAAAAGATTATACCAGGAAGGACGCGCGTCCGAAGCAATGCTGAAGAACGCAGTCAAGAGAGGATGGATCACAGATGAAGAAATGCAGGAGATCATCGCCTCAAAGAAAGAGCCAGAGGTTCCAGTGTCTGCACCGGAATCCAGATAACACCTGCAGAAGGACATACGAGCCATGCACGGAAAGCTGTCGGTACTTCGGTACCTGCGGCGAGTGCGTGGCTTATTTTATCCCGGCAGGCCAGCAGCCATGCAGAAGCTGCAGCAAATTAAATGCAGGAGGGAGGTAGGAACCAATGGACATGACAACAATCGTCGTGGCCGCCAGCATTCCGTCCGCGTTCACAGGCTTCTGTTTCTGGCTCATCGAGCAGAATCTCAAGAAGCGTGCGGACAACGAAAAAGAGGAACGCGAGGAGCGCCAGAAACAGCTGGACGAACGCGAACAGATCAGAGAGAAGAATGAGCTCTGCATCATCAACAGCGTGAACGCAGCCATAGCGCTCGGAGAGGCCACAGCCAGAGCCGTGCAGAGAATCCCGGATGCACACTGCAACGGAGACATGCACGCAGCTCTGGACTACGCTCAGAAGGTCAAGCACGAACAAAAGAACTTTCTGAACGAGCAAGCACTGAAACATATCATCGAGGAAGGAGAACAAACATCATGAAAAACATCGACTGGAAAAGAAAACTGACAAGCAGAAAACTCTGGACAGCAGTGGCATCATTCGTATCAATGATGATCGTAGCCACAGGAGGCGCAGAGAACACAGCCACACAGGTAACGGCACTCATCATGGCCGGAGCAACCGTCGTGGCATACATCATCGGAGAAGGACTCACCGACTCCGCAAACATTGGATCCGACGATTCAGAGAAATAAGAAGCACAAAGCACCCAGGGCGGCCACCAGGCTGCCCTTTTTTATTTAGGAGGTATGCAAGATGGCAATCACAGAGAAACAGCAGAGATTCATCGAGGAGATCGCAAAGAACGTACAGAAGTACGCCTACGTTTACGGCATCCTCGTGCATAGCCCAATCATCGCCCAGGCGATCCTAGAATCCGGATGGGGAGAGAGCAAGCTGGCCGCGAAGTATCATAACTACTTCGGACTGAAATGCGGATCCAAATGGACCGGCAAGAGCGTCAACCTCACCACCCAGGAGGAATACCAGCCAGGAACCCTGACGACCATCAAGGATAACTTCAGGGTTTACGACAGCATGGAGGAAGGCGTCAAGGGATACTTTGAATTCATCCAGCTGCAGAGATACCAGAACCTGCGAGGCATCACGGATCCGAAGGAGTACCTGCAGATGATCAAGAACGACGGATATGCCACATCAAGCACATACGTCGAAAGCAACTACCGACTGATCACACAGTACGGTCTCACCAAGTACGACAAGGAGGACACAGCAATGACAGAGAATCAGATCAGACAGGCCATGGTGGCCAGAGCCAGAAAATACATCGGATGCAAGGAATCCAATGGAACGCACAAGCAGATCATCGACATTTACAACAATCACAAGCCGCTGGCCAGAGGCTATGCAGTGAAGTACACAGATGCCTGGTGCGCGACCTTCGGATCCGCAATCGCAATCCTGGAAGGCCACACAGACATCATCCCGACAGAGTGCGGCTGCGATGCACAGATCAAGCTCTGGCAGGCAAAAGGTAGATGGCAGGAGAACGATGCATACGTACCGCAGGCAGGCGACTACATTTACTACGACTGGCAGGATAACGGAGTAGGCGACGACAGAAGCAGCTCCGATCACGTCGGTATCGTGGAGTCCTGCAACGAAAAGACCATCACCGTGATCGAAGGCAACAAGAACGATGCGGTCGGCGAGAGACAGCTCGCAGTCAACGGAAGATACATCCGCGGATTCGGTCTCCCGAACTATGCAAGCAAGGCAACCAAGGAAGCTGCTCCGGCGCAGAAACCTGCAGCAAAGAAAGACGTCACCACAGTGGCCAAGGAAGTCCTCGCAGGCGCATGGGGCAATGGCGATGAGAGAAAGAACAGATTGACTGCTGCCGGTTACGATTACGCAGCAGTGCAGGCAGAGGTCAATCGTCTCGCAAGCGGAGCCTCGACT